GAGATGCTGGCTATTTAATTTTTGGAGGCAGGCATGGAAGCATGGATCGTATCAGTCGGTATTTTTGTGATGTCGCTAATTATCGGCACCTTGCGCTGGTCGCTCACTAGATCAGAAAAGAGCATCGACGCGCTGATTTCTGGTCAGGGCATTGAAATTACAGCTTTGAAAAAAGAGCTAGCAGATCATAAGTTGCACGTCGCGCAGTCTTACGTCACCCAGAGTGAGCTTGCAAGGTCAATCGAAAAGCTAGAGAAGACAGTCGACAAACTTTTGGATGCAATTAACCAAATGGCTCGGGATTCAAAAGAGGCATTTGCTGAGTTACATCGCAGAGTGGATGGCAAAGAAGATAAATAACCAAAAATTTAGTAAATGAATTGACTGGCTCTTCCGGATGGTTCGCTACCTAAAGGTTAATAAATGAAAAACATTGTTTTACTTCTAGGTTTATTTTTTTGCGCCATTAGTGAGGCACAAACCATCAATAAGCCTGTTTTATGTGGCAAGAAAGAAAACGTCGCGGCGGATCTTGAGAAATTCAAAGAGGTTCCGATCTGGACTTCACCAAGCCCCGTTGAGAAGTCTGAATACATTTTTTACGGAAATCGGGAAAGTGGCACTTGGTCGCTCGTTCAGATCACGGAAGGCGTCGGGTGCCTGGTTGCATTTGGCGAGGCTGCAAAAGTGAGGGGTGATTTATGAGGCTCTATCCAAACTGGCGCGAGATTCTACGCAAGGCCTGGTCGATTCGGTTCGGGATGCTGGCAACGATCTTCGCCTTGATGCAGGTTGTCGTGCCAATTTACGTTGACGAGCTGCCCAAGCACCTGTTCGCAGTGCTTACCGGCGTGGCTACCGTCGGCGTGATTGTTTCTCGCTTGGTCTGGCAGCAGGAGGTTTAGATGGGTACGAAGATTAGAGTGGCGGCCGGAAGTATTGCGATCTCGGCAGCGGCGCTTATCGGCATTGCGCAGCACGAGGGTTATGTTGGCCAGACCTACAAAGACCTTGGCGGGGTTTTGACCATCGGCTTTGGCGAGACTAGCGGGGTCAAAGAAGGGCAGCGCACTGATCCAGTCAGGGCTCTTATTAAGCTCAATGAGTCAGCCGAGGCGCACGCTCGCGGGATGGTCGCTTGCATCACTGCGCCCATCACCCAGGGCGAGTACGACGCTTACTTATCCTTCACCTACAACTTAGGCATCGGATCATTTTGTCGGTACATCGCGCCAGTTTTAAACAAATTGGACTATGACGCGGCCTGTAAGAAGATTCTCTTGTTTGATCACGTTGGCACTCAAAAAGTACCCGGCTTGACCCGTAGGCGCCAAGAGGAGTACGAAAAATGCCAGTCTTGATGCTGCTGTCGAATAAATATGTTCAGATCGCTTTGGTTGTCCTGGTCGCGCTGGCTGCATTGTGGGGCTACGGGCGACACGAGCGCGGCCTTGGCTATTCAGAGGCACAAAACGAATATGTGCAGCGCGCACTGGTTGCATCAGAAGCGGCAAGAAAACGCGAGTTAACCCTTCAAAACCAATTGCAAGAGGCACAAAATGAATTTAAACGTCATCAAATTGCTGCTACTGCTGCCGCTGATGCTGCTCGTGATCAACTTGATGGGCTGCGCGACGAGCTCACCACCCTCAACAATCGACTGTCCAGCGCCTCCGCTGACGCCCTCCGTCAGTTTGCCAAAGCCGCCAATGCTTTACTCGCAGAGTGCGCTGATCGATATTCAAAACTGGCGCAAAAGGCTGACCAACACGCTAACGACGCCTTAATGTTGCAACGGGCTTGGCCTCGCTAAAAGCGGTAAAAATCTGTCCCATTGGGGTTTTTGAAAGCTAATGAAATCAGGCACTTAGCAATAGTGCATTCGTCAAAATATGGGACAGTTTTTTGTACTAAGTATATGATTTTTATATAATTTATAGGTCAGAGAACGTCTGGCTACGAACCAGGGGGTCGTAGGTTCGAATCCTGCCGGGCGCACCAGTACAGCTAGTAAATACGCCACTCTTCGGGGTGGCGTGTTCATTTCTAAAACAGGGTTTGTCCCACAAATGGGCATCTGTCCCATAGAAATCGCTAAACTCGCTCTGGTTTGCGCCTGTAAACCCGTTGAGTCGTGCGAATATCGGCGTGCTGCAGCAAAGCTCGCGCCTTATCTAGACTCTCTGCATCACTGCCTACCTTGGCTCTTAAGTCGTGCTCGGTAAAGCGTTCTTTAATCTTTGTTTCGCTCATCACCCTTGCGACGAACCGGCTCCACATTGAATCCCAGCCGTGACTTTCGCCTGTTGCTTCGTCGATATAGCCCTCGCCCTTGCGATTGCAGAATAGAAAGGGTGAAAGTGCAGGGCGCGTGCGCAGCGCAAGGCTCACGGCCTCTAGGCGCTCAGGCACCATCGCGTAGTCGTAGACGGTTGCACGCGTGCCGGTCTTGTGGCGGGTGACGTGGATACCATCTTCTTTTAAATGTTCGCCATGGCGCAGTCTGAGCAAGTCTGAACGAGCGAGGCCGGTTACGAGTTTGAGTCGAATATAGGCTTGGATCATTAAAACGCTGCCGGATTTGCGGATTGGCTCAAGGTGCAGCATCTCCAAAACCTCCCAATCCTCAAGGTAGCGCGTGCGCGGCGGCTCACCCTCAAGCCTGATTTGCCCTTTTGTTGGGTGGCGATCCATGTAACCCCACTCGACAGCTTTAGTAAATGCGTGGCTTAGCACCTCGATCTCGCGGTGCGCGGCGGTCTTGGCTCCGCGCTTGTCAACGTATAGGTAGACGTGGCGGGGCTTAAAGTCATTTAATCCCATATCGCCAAACACCGCAGTCAGCCGTTTAATGCTGCGTACATTCTCAGTCTGGCTTTTGGGTGCCTTGTTCGGCACAACTTCAAGCAGATAGCGCTCGAGCAGCTGGCGCACGTTGCTTGCTTTGTCTTGCGCATCGACTCTAGCCGACCAGACGCGGTATGCCTCAGGCAGGGTTGCCCCGAGCCGAAACATTGTTTTGCCATCCCAATGTGACTCAAGCCCCGGCGGCACGCGAAAATAATACGCACCGTGCTTTAGCTGCCATCGAGCGGGCAGGCCTTTATTCTCTGCATTTCGTACACGAACCATTACATAGCGCCCCAATTAGGCTCAAATTCTTTTGTGACCTTGCGATCTTCCCGCAGACCTAAAGACTGCTCAACGTGCGCTTTAAGCACAACGACTGAGCCATCCGGCCTGACTTTATGCTCAATGCCCATAAATCGCAAGGCTTGGACTTGGCAAGCCTTTTGGCGGCGGCCGGTTAAGTCTTTGAGCTCGACGCCAGACAGAATCATCCGTTTAACTCCTTGAGCTTGGCATCTCTGGCATCAATATATGCGTTGAAGTCATCGCCATACTTTTCATCCAGTTCGATTTCTTCATCATCCGTTAGCCCGACCCATTCACGCTTAACTTGAGGGCTGCAAGTGTGAACCCAACCCTCTGTTAATCGCTTGCCGCAATCTTTGCAAAAGTTTGGTGTTTGCTCAGGTTTGGCTAACTGCGCCTCAAGTTCTGCAATGCGTTCGTGATACGGCTTGAGCATATCCCAATCGGGATAAAACTCTTGCTCAGGCTTGGCTAACTCTGCATTTATCAATTCAATAGCGTGTTGCACCGCTATCGTTGACGGGTTTGTCAGGGCTTCTAATGCCATCTCTAGTTCTTTCATTTAACACCCCTCAATATTTCAATTGCAGCCACAACGTCCAAGGCCTAACCAGTTTGCAGCACAGCCAGTGCAGCGCCCACCGACCGATTGATTTTCACGATCTCAGTCGCATACAAACTGATATTTTTATGCAGCGTTTTTATCGTTTCGTCCTGATCCCTGATGATCCGCTCGAGCTCGTCAAATAACTGCCCAGATTCGCGCTGGTCTCGTAAAGTGATCATTTCGCATCCCTTTGAGTTAACTCGCGGCGCAGCATAAAAATCTGGTCGGCAAACTCAATCAAACTTTGACGCAGTGCATTGTTTGATTGCTGCAGCTGGCGTGTGTACAACGCGGCCTGAACTTGATCGTCAGGGCTCATAACGTAGCCATGCTCTAGGTAACGCACAAGATTCTCAGGTGTCATTTCGCGCCTCTGCTTTCAAATTCGATTGGCATTTTGCTAACTCCCTGTTAAACAATATTCAGACTTTCCAGCGGCCTTTCTTAGCAATTTGTCGAGTTGCATTGGTGCAGAAATCAAGCCATTGCTGTATCCGTTGAGCGGAGGCCTAAGGCAATGAATGTAAAGAGACTCAAGTGAGTCTAGTAGGGTCTTTTCGCATGGTATGTAGGCAAACCTATCAAAGCGTTTGACTTTTTTGTGTTGGTCTATTCTTGAAAAAATACATAGTGATTGACCGACGTAAACAATCTTTTGATCTGAAATTAAAAAATAGACCCCGCTTACCCTGCCCCACGGATCGCTGCGGCTTACTATTTCACCCTCTGACAATAAAGTTTTTGAAGTTAGTTTTATTGAAATATTTGCAAGAGCCGTATGCTTTTCTAGCAACGTCGATTCTTTTTGCCACCGCCCAGCTCGCAATTGTTTATTTCTTAATCGAGTTTGTGCACTCTTGGCCTTTCTTTCTGCCCATTGCTCTGGCGTGAGATTGTGAAGATGGGGAATCATTTTGTTTTGCCTTGTTCAAATTCGATCAACATATCCAAGGTGTGCCGAGCTTTTTTTAGGTCTTCAAGACCGTTTTTGTCACGGAATCTAGTCACATACTTGATGATCGTGTGCTGGCAAGGATCTAATCCGTTGCCCATGCTGTACTCCATCGGCTGAATTTTTAGCTTGGTGTAATGAACGCCTCCGACCTGACGCTTTAATACGCTGTCATCGTTCATTTTTGAGCCCTTGGTAAAGTTTGCCGCACCAAAAGCCGAGCGCAAAAGGGATTAAGGTCAGAGCGCCCATCACGATTATTGAAGTGATTAAAGAGATCATTTCTAGCCCTTGAGTCTGTGTTGACGAATACCAAGCACTCCGGCCGGCAGCGTTTGCTCAGGCTCAATAAACTCGCTCTTGATTCCGCCAGTTGCTTTTATGTAATCGACCTCGACTTTGGCCGTTTCGACTAGGACGCCAGCCACTTGTGCGATGGCTTTTGCCCGATCTACATCGAGCGGCTTCTCGCGATCACGCAGGTCGTTGAGCGTACCCATTAGCGCTGCGCGCAACTCTGCCATTGTGCTCATGCTGCCTCTCTCTGAATGCGGTTAACGTGTCTTGTGATCTGGCTTTTGATGATGACTAGATCGCCAAATTCTTTGCCCCGAGCGTATGGCTGATAACGCCTGGCGTGCTCGGCCCGGGTGATGCACTCAACTTTGTCGATCGTTATCTCGTCAAGCTTGTTAGTTCTCGCGCCTGGACGAAATACGATCATCGAACCTTGAGGTACTTTGCCGTTGACCTCTTCCCAGACCAAGCGATGCACTGGGTGCCAGCGAACGTGATTCGCGCCTTTGTCGTTGTTAACCTTTAGATCAAGATAGCCTTCGCCGTTGATTCTGTAGCTGCCGATCGGCTTGGTGTTGTGCGGCATGGCGCCGGCGACAAAGCGCGTCTCTGCGCTGCGGCCGCCAGCCTCGTAATGCTTACCTTTATTCCAAGACTCTTGGCCTGACGCAAAGCGCGTCTGCTGGCCGATCTGTCCAGTCGTGCGTCCAGACTCGGCGCTTGCAAAAAACTCAGCAGACTTGCACAGCCCCAGAACCTTTGCTTTCGCATACACACTCGACAGGCTAGTGCCGATCAATTTCGCAACGTGAGCGCCTGTAGTGTGTGGGTAATGCTGCCTCAGCTGGCGCAAGCTAATGTCTGTCCAGATAAATCGCTTCATGCTGCGATCCTCCAGATGTTGTGCGACTGCCGTACAAAATCCTCGTTTGTGCCTGGTGATCGTTCGTGCTCGGAATTTTTGAGCTCGATCAGATCCGGATTTACAAAAAGCGCAGCGTCTTTATTTAAATATCTTGGGTCGAGCTCGGTGCCAAAAGTCAGATAAGCCCATTCGTGATGCGCGGCCAGCTTGATTTTTTTAACCTGCCCGTTTTCACTAAGCCCCGCGAGTCGGCGGCCGATGTACGGGCTTGTAAACTTTAAGCGCTCGACAAGCTCAGGCATACGAGCGCCACCTCTGCAAAGCTCAATGATATGGGCATCAAGTACCATCCCATTTTTCCGCGCGATTGCCTTTGACGGTACTGGCTCGCGGCGCTGATCTTCTGGAAGGGTAAAAAATACGCTGCCGAATTGACCGGACGCTTTCGACATAAGACCAAGGCGCTGCAATTTTGATACTTGGCTGTAAAGCGTGCTCGGCGAAAACTGTAGGTGTTCGGTAAGTTGGCGTAGAGTTTTACCCGTTTTGCAAATTGATAAAATTGTCCGATGACTTGCTGGTAATTTTTGCTCGTTCACTTCGATCTCCTATTATTGTGAGCCGCTCGCATAAAGCAGCGTTTAGATAGTTCAGGATTAAAAACAACAACAGGCGGCTAAGACCTGATCGGCTCACATTCAAACGCCCTGATTCGCTTGTATGTAAGCCCCGAGACTTGCACTCGGGCTGCGATTGCTCGCTGGTACTACTGGCTACTCGCTGCACTGTGCAAGCTGTTCTCAGCGTCTATCTAGAATGTCTGCAGGGCGCTACCCTAAGCAACAGCATTCGCTTTCGCCATATCAAAATGGAATGTCATCACCCATATCAGCCAAATTCGCAGCTGGCTGACGTTGGGCTTGTGGTTGCGCTGCCGGTGCCTGACGCTGTTGCGGAGCTGGCGCTTGCGAGCCTTCCTCGCGGCCACCAAGCAGCTGCATTGAGTCGGCAATAACCTCGGTGGTGTATTGATCGACACCTTCCTTGTTTTGCCATTTGCGAGTCTTTAATCGACCCTCGACATAGACTGGTTTACCTTTCTTCAGGTACTCACCAGCGATCTCGGCTAGGCGGTTGTAGAACACCACGCGCACCCATTCGGTTTCTTCGCGGCGCTCGCCAGTGGTCTTGTCTTTCCAAGAATTTGTGCAAGCGATTGAGATATTGCAAACGGCTACACCGTCTGCCGAGTGCCTGACCTCAGGGTCGCGCCCCAAATTTCCAAGCCCGATGAATTTATTGACCGATGCCATCTATGCTGCCTCGCTTTGGTTTTGATAATGATTAACTGCGCTTACGATCCAAGCCGTTGCCGTTTTTGCGTCGACTGCATAGTCAAACGCGACTAGGGAGGCAATCTCGCGCAGCGTAGGGGTCGGCTTGTCTGCGTACTTCGGTGTAACTGGAGGCGCAATAGGCATCGAAACAGTCTTGTTTGTCATCACAATGGGCGGCACAACTGACGCGGCCTGAGCTGCAATCTCGGCTTGTAGCTTTGCATGAAAAAATGCCTCAACTTGGGCTTTGGCTTGTGCTTCGGCGCGAATCTTGGCTTCGATCTCGATCTGTGCGACTCGCGCCAGCTCGGCGGCGAGACGGTTCTCGACGATTGCTGAGAAGGTCTCAAAGGATTGCAGCGCAAGCGTGGCCAGATCCGCAAACAAGGCTTTTTGTCCTGGCGCTTGTTTGTCAAATAGCGCTAGATTTTTACGAACAGTCGCGGCGATTGAGTCGGCCTCGATCTTGCAGCGCGATAGCTCTGTGTCTACAGCGTCATGCAGACTTGAAATCGAGCGCTTGCCCTTGACAGATTCTGCAAAGTGGCAAATGACCGACAGCACGACAGGCTTAATTTCGTCGCTTAATTCTTTGAGGTGCGCGGCGAGTTTCTGTTGCGCGGCAAGCATAATGCCAGACTTGATTTCTTCTTTCTTTGACTTGACCAACTTCTCTAGGGCGAGACGCTTGACGCGCATCGAATCCTTGATATGGTCGATAGTCTTCATCAGCTCGTCAATGTCGGCAGTGTCAGCCAATGCGTTTTTCTTGGCCAGCTCAAGCGATTTCTCGGCCTCGTCCAAAAATTTCACATTGCTTTCAGCGTCGGCAAAATCTTGATCTGTTGTGAGATCAGTCTTAATCGTCGCGACAAAGGCATCCGCGGCCTCTTTAAAGCGCGGCAAGTTCGAGACTGATACTTCGCCCTTAATCGAAATCGCAAGCGCTGGCAGGGCTTTAACTGGCTCGGCCTTGGGCTTCTCTGCGTGGACTACTGGCACAAAGTCGATTAGGTCGCGCTCAAACTGAGCCCAGCCTTGGATGATCCGAGCGATCCAGTCTGCGTCGGGCTTGACTACCATCATTGCAAAATTTTCGTCCGTACCATCAGAGCAAACAAAATACAGGCGGCTAGCGCCCGTGATGTACAAAGCTTGTTGACACTGAGGCTGGTACTCGTCTGGCAGCATTCCGGCCGCAATCGAATCAAATAACGCAAAATTAAATAACTTATGCTCAAAAGCGAAAGTCTCGGCAAGATCGATGCCGTCGCAGCTTACGGATAGCTTGCCTTTTGAATAAACAGCCGGGTATAGGTCTTCTTTTAGCCTTGACTCAAGGATCGCGCGAGCTGTGGCTTCGGCCGCATGACCTTTATCAAACAAACTTTGCGTAAATCCACTGACTTCGGGTGTAATGCCTGTTTTCTTTGCAGTCAGCAGCTCAGTGCGTGTCTGATACTTTGACAGACCAAGCATTGCGGCCGCCTCAGACGCGCCAAAGTGATTAGCGCGGAAATCGTGCCAGGACTGCGAGCCTTGGTCGAGGTGGCGTAAGATTTTTTCCATTTCGATTATTCCTCGTGGTTCCAAGAGTCAATCTCAACTAACTGATCCTCGGTTAAAAGTGTTTTGGTTGAAAGCATTGCGACCAGCTGCTGCGTGGTTTTCTTGCCTGACTTAATAAGCTCGCGCCATGCTGTCCGGTTCTCTGCAAATTTTTCGTCTGAGCAGATAGATTTTTCGGCGCGAGCTTGCGTGGCCTTGGGGGTGACTTCGCCGGTGCTTGCATCGATGCTTGTTGACTCAACAATCCGCTCGGCCTCGTCCTGGTCATAAATACCAACAAATCCAAATGCCAAGCGCGCGCACTGGATCATTGCCTTGTGGCGCAGCATTCTTTTGGGGTGCGACTGCCACGGTCCTTTAATTTCATAACCGTCTTTTTTAACC